ATGAAGCTGATCGCTATCAAGCCCATCTACTTTGAAGGCAACGTGCTTACTGAAGGCACCGCGTTTGAGACGCTGGAGCAACACGGCCGAGACCTTCTGGCCAGCGGTTACGCTCAAGAGCCTGGCGAGAAGAAGCCGGATCCGGATAAGGAGCAAAAGCCGAAAGGGAATGGCAAGGCCAAATAAGGAGCGGGCATGCTGACCAAAGAGCAGGTTAAAACACACTGCCGGATCGATGCCGACAGCACCGAAGAAGATGCCTGGATTGAAACCAGCATCAAAGCGGCGGCCCGGTTCGTTCAGAGCTGGACCCGCCGTCGGCTCTATGACTCTGCTGATGATCCAAGTTATCTGGCTGACCCTGATCGGTTGCTTTATGGCGCAGATATCGAAATGGCCATGCTGATGCTTATTGCTCACTGGTACGCAAATCGGGAAGCGGTCATCACCAGTGGCACATCTTCAACCGTTGATCTGGCCGTTGAATCGTTGCTTCAACCGTACCGAATTTATGGTGTCTGAGGGGAATTTATGGCCTGCAGTGGATGCGCCGCCCGGCGTGAATGGCTTAAAAAGTGGATGAAAATTGCCTATGAACGAGCAACAGGTAAGCCAGCTGCTGGCAGCAATGGCAGCACAGACAAAGGCACTGAACGAACAGACCGCCGCGATAACCCGCCTGGCGGAATCTAATGAGGAATTATCTTCGCTGATATTGCGGGATCTCGCTGGCGACATAGAAACCACAACGATTGATTCCCCGCACCCGACCTACCTCAGCACCAGGCCCAGGGGGTGATCATGCAGGCGGGGAAGCTCAATAAACGAATCACGCTTCAGAGACCAATTAAAACGCAGAGTCCGGTTACCGGCGCGGTGGTTAATGGGTGGGCTGACCAGGCCGAGCTGTGGGCTAACGTTACCGATTTGTCTGCGCGCGATTTTGTGGCCGCGCAGGCGGGACAGAGCGAGGTAACCACGCGGATCACTATCCGCTGGCGTGAAGATGTCACGGATAAGCACCGCATTCTTTACCGTGGGCGCGTTTACGATATTCAGGGCGTACTTGAAGACGATAAAAGCGGCCGGGAATATCTGACGCTGCCATGTTCGCGAGGGGTTAACGATGGCTGACGGCGTAGATTTCAGCATCATCGGTGTTGAGGCGTTGCTGGGGAAATTATCCTCTGTCAGTGACGACCTGCGCCGTCGCGGCGGGCGGGCTTCTCTCAGGCGCGCCGGTAACGTGATCGTTGAAAAAGCGAAAGCGAACGCCGCCAGGATTGATGACCCGTTAACAGGCCGCAGCATTGCTGCCAACGTGGCTATGCGCTGGAACGGACGCCTCTTCAAGACTACCGGCAACCTGGGTTTTCGGATCGGCGTTCTTCACGGTGCAGTCCTGAAAAAACATCCCGACCTCGGTGAGAACGCGCCGACGCCGCACTGGCGACTGATTGAGTTCGGTACCGAAAATGTGCGGGCGCAGCCGTTCATGCGCCCGGCGGCCGAAAGCAGCGTAGGGGAGGTGGTGAACGTGTTTGCTACTGAATACGAAAAGGCTATTGACCGTGCCATCAAGCGCGCGGTGAAAAAAGGAGTGCCTCCATGATTGCGCCGATCTTTAGCGTCTGCGCCGCCAGCACGTCGGTGGTTGCACTGCTGGGCGGCGACACGCTGCGCCTCTATCCGTTCGGCCAGCAGGATGACAACGTGGTCTATCCCTACGTGGTGTGGCAGAACGTCACCGGCTCTCCGGAGAACTACCTGGCCCAGCGCCCCGACGCAGACTCCTTCACCCTGCAGGTTGATGCGTATGCCGATACAGTGGACGAAGTGATCGCTGTTGCCGCCGCGCTACGCGACGCTATCGAGCCACACGCGTATATCACGCGCTGGGGCGGGCAGGAAAAAGACCCCGAAACCAGACGCTACCGCTATTCGTTCGATGTGGACTGGATAGTTAAGCGATAACCCTCTCGCCGGCCCTGAGCCGGTTTTTTTATGACCGGAGATAATCAATGTCTGTATTAACTCAAGGCACGCAGCTCTATGTGCTAGCCAATGGCGCAGTGAGTGAAGTGGAATGTATTACAGCGTTTTCACCAGGCAGTAACCCCGCTGATCAGATTGAGGATACCTGCCTCTCTGAAAAGAACGATCGTACTTACAAACGCGGGCTTCGTACTCCGGGCGCAGCATCCCTCACGCTGAATGCTGATCCTAAAAATGCCAGCCACATCATGCTCTACAATTTGTCGATTTCCGATGATGAGGCCGATCAGGATCTGACCTTTGCAATCGGCTGGTCTGATGGTGAAGCCGCACCTACGGCAGCCGCCAGTGGCACGAGCGGGGCGGTAGACGGACTGGCGTTGCCTGACAGCCGCACGTGGTTTGTTTTCAAAGGCTACGTTAGCGACTTCCCGTTTGATTTTGCAGCCAATACGGTTGTTTCCACTTCCGCCTCTATCCAGCGTTCCGGCTCTGCCGTCTGGGTACCAAAAGCGAGCGCCTAAAGCATGAAGCTGACACTGGATTCACTGAAGCAGGCCGGAGCATTCACCGGCCGCCCGGTAGAGAAGGAAATCACCTGGAAGCAGGGTGAGCAGGAGATCACCGCAACCGTCTATATTCGCCCTATGGGATACCACTCGGCGATGACCGACGTTATGGCGGCTAATGGCCGGGTTGATGGCGTAGCCGGGCGTATTGCTGCCTCCATCTGCGACGAAGCCGGGCATCCGGTATTTACCCCGGCGGACATTACCGGCGAAGCGGATCCGGAACGCGGCGCGCTGGATGGCCCGCTGACAATCGCTCTGCTGCTCGCTATCCAGGAGGTTAACGATCTGGGAAAGAGTACCAGCTCAGCGCCGAAGACGAGTTCTGGTGCGAGCTCGTCCTCAACGGCATCGGCGGACGCACAATCGCCGAAGCTCGGGAAGCGATCAGCTTCAAAGAGTCGCAGCTCTGGGCGAAATATCGGGAACGATACGGCAGCCTGAACCCGATGATGCGAACGGAGTGGGGCGCTGCGCTGATCTCCTCCGTTCTGGCGAACGTCAACAAAGGCAAGGACACCCCGGCATTTCGTCTCAGTGATTTTGCTCCACACATACCCGAAGCGCCCCTCTCTCTGGAAGATGCAATGAAGGTTTGGGGTTAACTACCTTTAACGATTGTTTTTTATATCGCTGATTCCTGTTACTATTTTTGCGGCCACTATATGGAGCGTAAAAATGAAAATTTTAAATTCTAAATTATTTCTTTGCTTTGGTATTTTGTTGTCAGCATGCTCAGTTCGAAATGCAGATGATGAAATGTCTAAAGCGATAAGTAAAATGAGGGGGAGTTCTGGCATTAAACAAGATGTACATGTTTTCCCTGCATATTCTTCTGATGCAGAATGGACTAAGCCTATAAATGGGAAAGAGATTCTCGGTTTGGCAAAAAAAAGCAAGGAGGCTTTCTTTTCAACTTATATATTTTCATATATAAATTATGACAGGGAGACAAGTACAGTAAGTATAGCTAATAACGAGCCAGATTATTTAGGGACTGTGGCGCATACATATAGAGAAAAAGATGATAATTCTGATATCTCTTCATATATGGCTGTCTACGTTAATGACTGGGATACTAGGTCGAGGAGCACGTATTTAGGAAGCAATGCGTTTGGCGTGACTGCTACTGTGCTGAAATCTGAATCTTCGGACTATAGAGTAGTTATTGGGAATAGAAAAGTTGGTGATAAAGCTAATTTGTTTATAGATGAAGGCTGTTTAATTCCTTCAGCTGAATGGGATGTGAATAATATACGCATAGAATTGCTCGCAAAACTTATAAGCCCTTACCATGCAGATGGAGTGTCTTTTGAAAGCCCCACCTTGGATTCTCCATATAGCCGAGAGGTGCAAAATAATTACTTCAGAGCAAATGTAATTGCAGCAAGATTAGTTAACGTTAAAAACGGCAATATATATAAATGTAAGATTGGTTACAAGGTAATAAAGTTTTCTTCCTAAACCGCTTCGGCGGTTTTCAACCGTCAGGAGCATAATAATGGCAGGAAAGTCTTTAGGAACACTCACAATCGACTTGATAGCCAAGGTTGGTGGTTTTGTTTCTGGAATGGATAAAGCCGAAAGATCCTCTTTAAAATGGCGAAAACAAGTTGAGTCTGACGTTAAGGCCGTTGGCGCGGCGGTTTCTACAATAGGTACCGCTGCTGCTGGTGCAGCGATCGCTGCATCCTCGGCTGGCCTCTTGTTACTCAAAAGCACCTCCGAGCAAATAACAGAGACAGACCGCTGGGCTAAATCCCTTAGAGTATCAACTCAAGAACTTCTTGGGTGGCAGTTCGCTGCAGAAAAAGCCGGGGTATCTGGCGACCAGATGGCTGATATTTTCAAAGATATTGGCGATAAAATCGGTGATGCTGTACTTAATAAATCAGGTGAGGCTGTTGATGCACTAAATGCGTTGGGTTTATCAGCAGATAAGTTATCCAAAACCACCCCAGACAAACAGCTTTTGGTTATTGGTGAGGCTTTAAGTAAAATCTCTACTAACGCTGGTAAGATAACTATTCTTGAAAGTCTTGGTAATGACTTATCAAAACTACTCCCGCTTTTTGATAATAATAATGAAAAATTAAAGTTATTCATTCAACAAGCTAAAGATTATGGAGTTGCTCCTGATGCCAAGTCTATTAATGATTTATTGAAAGTTAACGAGCTTTTTCAAGATATAGATGCTCAAGTTAAAGGGTTGAAAATTGAAATCGCTAGTGGACTCGCAAAAGTAGACTTGTCTCAATTAAACAAGTCTCTCAGCGATGTAAAAAACATCTTAACCGATCCTTCTGTTTTGCAAGGGCTGGCTTCTCTTGTGAGCCAGATAGCTGGACTGGCGGGATGGATGGCAAAGGCGGCATCTGAGGCTGGTAAGCTTGCAGTAGCTTCGGGAAATAGAATGGCCGCTCTAGGCGGCAATGTCGATATGTCAAATATCGATCAGATAAATGAGCGTATTGAATATCTTCAGAGAAACCTTTCGGGAAGGAACGGATTCTATTCCCAGGGCGAGTCATTCTTTGGCTGGCTAACTGGCGGGGATGACAGCGTAAAAACCTTGAGCGAAGAGCTAAAGGGATTAATCGAACAGCGCCAAAAGCTGTCAGAACAAAAAAATGCTGTAAATCTCCCACCCACGACTCAAGCCACCACAGCGCCAAAGGGTTCATTTGCGCTTGGAGTTAATGAGGTAAACGGTAAGCCACCGGTTGATACCGGAGCTAAGAAGCTTGAGGGTGCCTTCAAAGCTACAGAGCAAAGCTACCTTCGCCAGATAGCCCTGATCGACACAACGGGCAAAAAAACAGTTGAGGTCACAGAGCAGCAGAAGCTGCAATTTGATATCGCCGACGGCAAACTGGAGGGGCTTAACGCGACGCAGCGCCAGCGCCTCGAGCAGTTGGCCACAGAAGTAGATCGTCTTAATGCTGTAAAAAAGGCCAACGAAGATAACCTCAAGGTCGCTGAATATGTGGCGAACCTGCAGCGCGAGAACGCCAACAGCGCCGCCACCCTCAATACCGATATCGCTGGCGCTGGCCTGGGCGATAAAACGCGGGATCGTATGCGCGAACGGCTGGCTGTCGAGCGGGAATTTAACGAGAAGCGCTCTGATTTACAGCTGCGCTACCTGACTGGGGAAATAAAGAACCAGGGCGAGTACGACCGCTACACAGGTGAGCTCGAAAAGGCCCAGGCCGAGCGCCTCGGCAACTACGAATCCTACTACCAGCAGATAGACCAGCTCGACGCCGACTGGGTAACCGGTGCGCGCGACGGCCTGGCTAACTGGGTTGATGACGCCACGAACTACTCCTCTCAGGCTGCCAGCGCAATGCAGAGCGCGATGTCCAGCGCTACCAGCAATATTGTCGATATGCTCAATGATAACGAGGCCTCCTGGAAGGACTGGAGCGTCAGTGTGCTGAAGTCTATCCAGAGCGTGCTGGTTAATATGGCGATCGCCAATACAGTCAGCGGTATCGGCTCGCTATTCAGCTTTGGAGCCACTGGTGGCAGCACTCCAGGAGGTTCATACGCCAGCGCAGTCGCGGGGATAAAACTGAACGCGAAAGGCGGGGTATACGAATCCGCCGATCTGAGCAAGTTCAGTAACAGTATTGTCAACAGCCCGACGATGTTTGCATTCGCCAAAGGCGCTGGCCTGATGGGTGAAGCCGGGCCGGAGGCGATCATGCCGCTGACGCGTGCCGCCGACGGCTCACTGGGTGTCCGGTCGCTGGGCTCCGGTCAGGGGCAGGGCGGCGGCCTGTCAGTCAGCATCGGTGATATCAATTTCAACTCCCAGACGCAGCAACCGGCAAGTCAGGGTATTGCCAGCGCCGCTGGCCGCCAGCTGACGGATGCGATCCTGCGCACGGTCAACGATGAAGTCAGCCGCCCCGGCACACCTCTCTGGCGGGCTATCAAAGGAGTTTAACCTTGGCCGTAGAAACCTTTACCTGGTGCCCGCGTGTCGGCGCACAAAGTGACACCAGTTTCCGGACACGAAAAGCGCAGTTCGGGGACGGGTATGCTCAGGTGTCCGGTGACGGTATCAACCCCAGGACACCGCAATGGAATGTCAGCTTTACCGGAAAGGAGACCTACATCCTGGAGATAAAAGCCTTTCTTGAGCGGCACGCTGGCTGGAAATCTTTCCAGTGGAAACCGCCTCTCGAACCCGCAGGCCTTTACCGATCTGAGTCCATCAATATTGTTACCCACGGGGCTGATCTCTATACCCTCAGCACCACCTTCACACAGGCTTTTCATCCATGAGCATTTCATCAGACGTACAGAAGCTGGAACCAGGCGAGAAGGTAAAGCTGCTGGAGGTGGACGGCTCGGCCTTCGGCGCGGGTATCCTGCGCTTTCACAACGAGACGATCGCACACACCGAGGCCGAGCTGGCCGCAGCAGGAGGGGACGAGAATCTTCTCGACCCGAAATCGCTCTGGTGGCAGGGAGTGGAGTACAGCGCCTGGCCTTTCCAGCTGGAAGGGCTGTCCTTCAGCAGCGACGGCCAGAGCGCCAGGCCAAAACTGACCGTGGCAAATATCAAGGGGACCATCGGCGCGCTGTGTCGCCGGTTCCAGGGCATGGCCCGGGCGAAGGTCACTATCCATGAAACCTTCGCCCACTACCTAGATGCCCGCAATTTTTCGCAGGGCAATCCGGATGCCGACCCGCTGGAGGAGCGTAAGCAGGTCTTTTATGTGGATCGTAAATCCGGCGGCGATGACGAAACGGTGGAGTTTGAGTTGTCCAGCCCTGCCGACCTGCGCGGTCAGCAGATCCCGACGCGCCAGATCCAGCCGCTGTGTACATGGTGCATGCGGGGCTGGTACAAAACCGGTAACGGCTGCACCTACGCCGGACAAAACGGCTGGTTCGATAAAGACGGTAATCAGGTGGATGACCCGGCGCTTGATGTCTGTTCCGGCCTGCTTTCGACCGGCTGTAAGCCGCGCTTCGGTGAAAACGAGGAGCTGGATTTTGGCGGGATGCCGGGCGCTTCCCTTCTGAGGAGTTAACCATGCGCAGTAAAACTATCAGCGCCATCATGGCGCACGCTGAATCAGCTTTCCCCTCTGAGTGCTGCGGGCTGGTTATCCAGAAGGGCCGGGTAGAAAAGTACATTCCGTGTGAGAACCGCGCCGCATCGCCCGGTGAGCAGTTCGAGATCGCCCCCGAGGATTATGCCGCAGCGGAGGACCAGGGCACGGTGGTGGCCGTGGTTCACAGCCACCCCGGCGACGGGGCAACGACGCAGCCCAGCGAGCTCGACATGCTGATGTGTGATGCCACAGAAGTGCCGTGGGTGATCGCGTCATGGCCTGAGGGTGATATCCGCACGATCATGCCGCGCGGCGATCGTCCGCTGACCGGTCGCCAGTTCGTGCTGGGTCATGCCGACTGCTGGTCTCTGCTGATGGATTACTTTCGTACAGAACATAGCATCACGCTTCCTAATTACAGCGTGGAGCGCCACTGGTGGGAGCAGGGCGAGAACCTATATATGGATAACTGGTACGACTGTGGTTTCCGGGAGTTCAGCGGGCCGCCGCGTCCGGGCGATGTGGTCATCATGCAGGTTCAGTCACCTGTGGCAAATCATGCTGGCGTACTGCTGGAGGGCAACATGCTCCTGCACCACATGTACGGACAGCTGAGCCAGCGGGTACCGTACGGGGGCTATTACCTCGACCGGACCATCAAAATTGTCCGCCATCAGGAGTTGATGTAATGCAGAACTGCACCGTGATCAAACTGAGCGGTTCAATGGCGCAGCGCTTCGGGCGAACCCATTACCGTGTGCTCGACACGTCGAAGGAGGTTTTCCGGGCGCTCTCGGCGACTATTGACGGCTTTGAGGCATGGCTGCGAGAGGCGCGGGCGCTGGGCCTTGATTTCGTTATCTTCCGCAACCGCCGCAATATCGGAGAGGATGAGTTCGGGATGTGCAGCGCCGGAAACGAGCTGCGCATTATTCCTGTCATTCGCGGCAGTAAGCGCGCAGGAGTGTTCCAGATCGTGGCCGCCGCCGCTATCGCCGCCTTTGCCTGGTGGAACCCGATCGGCTGGACTGCTGCCACGCAGGGTGCGCTTTATGCTGCTGCCGGGTCTATGGCTGTCGGTGGCGTAGTTCAGATGCTTTCTCCGCAGGTGGCCGGGCTGCGCTCGCGTGAGGATCCGGATAACAAACCATCCTATGCGTTTGGCGGTCCGGTGAATACCACTGCCGCCGGTAACCCGGTACCGCTACTGTACGGGCAGCGTGAAATTGGCGGTGCCATCATTTCAGCGGGCATCTATACCGAAGATCAGCAGTAATTTTCTTTTCATCACGGGCCGCCTTATGGCGGTTTTTTTTATGGGCGCAATATGACCACGAAAATAAAAGGCAGCAAGAGTGGCAGCAAAAAGGGGCACACTCCGGTTGAGTCTCCGGACAGCGCCCAGTCGATAGCCCGCGCCAAGATGCTGATTGCCCTGGGTGAAGGGGAGTTTGCCGGCGGGTTAACAGGCCAGACAATCTTTTTTGGGGACGGAACCTCTTATACGCCGCTGCAGAACGCTGATGGTTCGGAAAACTTTCCCGGCGTGGTCTGGGAGTTTCGGTCTGGCGTACAGGACCAGTCTTACATTCAGGGCTTTCCCGGCGTCGAGAACGAATTGACTGTTGGCTACGAGCTGAAGTTCGCCGTTCCGTATATCCGCTCTATTTCGAACACGCAGCTGTCAGCGGTACGTGTCCGCGTAGGCTGGGCGACCCTGCTCTGGCAGAAGGATAACGGCGACAAGGTTGGCACCCGTGTGGAATACGCTATCGATCTGTCTGTTGATGGCGGTGCATACGAGACGGTGATTAACGGTGTCGTGGACGACAAGGCGACGACTCTCTACGAGCGAAGCCATCGCATAAACCTGCCGAAGGCCACCACTGGCTGGCAGCTGCGCGTGCGTCGTGTCTCTCCTGACGCCACGAGCATCAACATCGTCGATACGATGAAAGTGCAGGCGGTTACCGAGATCATCGATGCCAAGCTTCGCTACCCTCATACTGCTCTGCTTTACGTTGAATTTGATGCCCGGCAGTTCCCGAACGGAATTCCACAGGTGGTGTGCAGCCCGAAGGGGCGGATCATCCGGGTACCCGATACTTATGATCCGGAGACCCGCACCTACAGCGGGACATGGAGAGGCGCGTTCAAATGGGCCTGGACCGATAACCCGGCCTGGATTTTCTACGATATTGTCCTGAGCGAGCGCTTTGGCCTCGGCCAGCGCATTGGCTCTGAACAGCTTGATCGCTGGGAGCTGTACCGCATCGCGCAGTATTGCGATCAGCTGATCCCTGATGGCAGAGGCGGCATGGAGCCACGCCACCGCTGCAACGTGTACATTCAGGACCGGGCGGACGCATGGACTGTGCTGCGCGACCTGGCGGCCCGGTTCCGGGGGATGACCTACTGGGGCGACAACCGCATGTATGTCCTGGCGGATATGCCGGACGATACCTCGCATATCTACAACCATGCCAATGTGGTCAATGGCAAGTTTACCTTCTCCGACCCCAGCGAGACGACGCGCTACACCACGGCGCTGGTTAACTGGTCAGATCCCAAAAATCACTATAAAGACACGCCTGAACCCGTTTACGACAACGATCTGGCTATGCGCTACGACTACCGCCAGATTGAGCTGACGGCTATTGGTTGCGATCGCCAGTCGGAGGCAAACCGTCACGGACGCTGGATCCTGCTGACGAACGGAGCGGGCGAGGTGGTGACGTTCGACACCGGGCTGGACGTGCCCACGGTAGGTAAGGTTATTGGTGTCGCCGCGAATGAACTGGCCGGGCGTATTATCGGCGGGCGCATCAGTGCAGTGAACGGGCGCACCGTTAAGCTTGACCGTGCAGCCGACGTCAAGCCAGGCGATCGCTTGTTCGCCAACCTGCCGTCCGGATCTGCGCAGGCGCGCACCGTCCAGGCTGTTAATGGTGACATGGTTACCGTCACCACCCCTTGGAGCGAGACGCCGGAAGCGGAAAGCAACTGGGCGGTCGAGGCTGACGATCTGTATATGGCGCTGTTTCGCGTAACGGGCGTCACCGACAACAACGACGGCACCTATGCGGTCACCGGCACAACGTACAACCCCGATCTCTACTTCGCTGTGGATCATGGTGCCCGCCTCGATGAGCGTCCGATCAGCGTCATTCCACCAGGTGTGCAGGCCCCCCCGGATAATGTTTCAATCGACAGTTACTCGCAGGTCAGCCAGGGGATTGCTGTCACCACGATGCGTGTGGCCTGGGATTCCGTTTCCGGTGCGATAGCTTATGAGGCTGAGTGGCGAAAAGACTCCGGCAATTGGGTAAGTGTGCCGCGTACCTCAACTCAGGGCTTTGAGGTGCCGGGCATTTACGCTGGCCGCTACCTGGTGCGCGTGCGCGCCGTTAACGCGATGGACGCATCCAGCGTCTGGAGCTTCTCGGATGAGGTGGCGCTGACCGGCAAAGTGGGCAATCCGCCCAAGCCGGTTGGCCTCACCGCCTCGGATAACGTGGTGTTCGGCATCGAGCTTAACTGGGGTTTTTCAGAGAACACCGGCGACACGCTGAAAACTGAGATTCAGTACAGCGTTACCGGATCGGAGGATGACGCCATGCTGCTGGCCGACGTGCCGTATCCGGCTCGTAAATATCAGCAGATGGGCCTGCGGGCCGGGCAAATCTTCTGGTATCGCGCCCAACTGGTGGACAAGACCGGTAACGAGTCGGGCTATACCGACTGGGTACGCGGGCAGGCGAGCATCGACGTCTCTGACATTACCGATGCCATTCTGGAGCAGATCAAAGACACCGAACTCTTCAAGGACCTGATTGAGAACGCTGTCGAGACAAGCCAGACCGTTGCGGACATGGCTGCCTCGATAGCCGAAAATGCCGATCAGCTGGCGGTAGCCGTCGGCGCAACCCGGGAAACCGCCGAGGGGATCATCCAGAATGCTCTTGCGATCTCCGAGGTGGCGTTCCGGCAGTCTGCCCAGCAGGGCGCTAACTCTGCTCAGTTTGAGCAGCTGCGCGAGGTGATCGCCACCGAGACGGAGGCGCGGGTTACCGACGTCACCCGGCTGGATGCATCGACGGCGGAAAACGCAGCGGGCATTACCGAAGTGCGCCAGGCACTGGCCACGGAAGAAGAGGCAAGGGCCACGGCGGTGAACCAGCTGACGGCGGCCACGAAAACCGCATCTGATAAAGCCGATGCTGCAACTGATGCAGCTGACGCTGCTACTAAGGAGGTGGCAAAAAACACTGCGGCGATCACCGAACTCGATCAGGTTGTCACGACGCTGGACAGCGCCACGGCCTCCCGGTTCGATGAGCTTCAGGGCCAGACGTCTGAGGCAAGCGGCGGCGTGCAGAATACGGCGATCGCCCTGATTCAGAACACGCTGGCTCAGGTCAGCGCCCGGCGGACCCTGACAGCGGTGAACGCTGCCAGCAGCGCCCAGATTGACCGGATCGACAAGGTGACCGCCAGTGATCGTGAGGCCTCAGCGCAATCATTGCTGCAGATAACCTCACGCGTAGACGGCGCTGTTGGCTCAATCAACAGCATCAGCCAGACGTTCGCCGATTACCGTCAGTCCACGGCATCGCAGATCACCTCCCTGACGGCCTCTATTGGCGGTGTAAGCGCAGCTGTAACCACTAATGCCCAGGCGACTGCCGATATCAACAACAATCTGAATGCGATGTACAGCATCAAGGTAGGCGTTGATGCAAATGGCAGGCAATATGCCGCCGGGATGGGACTGGGTGTGCAGAACACACCATCAGGCATGCAGTCCCAGGTGATATTCCTCGCCGACCGGTTTGCGGTGATGAATCAGGCTGGCGGCGCGGTAACGCTACCATTTGTCATTCAGAACGGGCAGACGTTCATCGACGATGGCTTCTTCCGGGATGCCAGCATCCAGTTCGGTAAGATTACCGACTCGCTGCAGTCTAACAACTACGTTGCTGACGTATCTGGCTGGCGCTGGGCCAAAGACGGGGGCATGCAGAACTATGGCAGCGATGGAGCCGGTGGAATGAAGCAGAACAATACAACTATCAGCATTCGTGATGCAAACCGCCTGCGGGTGCAAATTGGCAAAATTACGGGGGTATTCTGATGTCGTGGGGAATTCAAACCTGGGATGCCAACGGCAACCCGAATAACTATGGGTTAGTCCCGGTCACAGTGGCCGGGTATTTTGGCGTTGCGATTAACCAGCAATCCGGGGCAGCATCCTACCCGGTTCCGCCAGGCTTCGCACTCTACGTCATGCCCGTTTGCGCCAGCAATGTCTACACTACTGCTCGCCGCCGCTTTACGATAACAGGGGGCACGATAAGCATTTCCTCCGCCGCCGAGAATGACTTTGGTGCGGGAACCTATCCCGCGTATGAAGGTTACATCATCGCTTACCTGAGGGCAGCATAATGGCCGACTGGGGAGCATTATTCGTGACGGAATCCGGCGCACCGTTTCTTACGCCACAGGCGACGCCGCTGGCGCTGTATGCGAAACAATCTGTAAGCGTTTCTGGTGCTAACGGTGCACAGACAGTAGTAACCCAGACATTTCTTGCCGGGAAGCCGATCATCCCGTTTGTTGTCGGTACGTCCCGCTTTACCTCGCGCTATTCGGTCAGCGGCAACGTGTGTACCGTCATCCTGGACAACGGGCAGAGCGGGACCGCAGATGTCTATTTCTTCTCGATCTTCCCGCAAAACCCTCCGTCATGGGGTTTTGCAGTATGGGGCGAAGATGGTAACTGCATCCTGACGAATGAAACGCGTGTCCTGACGGACGTAACTGCACTGGGCGTCTCAGGTGACGATGCGCAGGGAGGCTACAACATCAACACCACCCTGTCCGGGAAATGGGGCGTTGTGCCGGGTATGTGCGGGCTGGTTACGGGGGTTATTAACGACGGAGGAACGCGCCCCTATCAGGACCAGTTCTTCTTCCATGCGCAATGGAACGGCAGCAGCACCGTCATCAAATCGGCGTCACAGCACGGACAGGCCCCCGGCGGGGTTGCTAACGCGGTGTATCACAATATGCGCAATCAGGCATTCATTCTGAATCTGGCAAACTACGACTGACATCAACTTCCATTCCACACCGAACCCGCCGCGAGCGGGTTTTTTATTGCCCGGAGAAAACATGATTTATACCACTGGCACGATCGCCGGCAGCGGCAACACGCTCACCGGTACCGGAACTAATTTCGCTGCGGCGGGAAGCCTGATCCGCAACGGCTGCACCGTTATTGTCCTGACCAGCCCGGCGCAGGTATTTCAGATCACCGGCGTCACAAGCGCTACACAGCTGGCTGTAACCCCTGCAGTCAATCCAGCTATCCCTACAGGCACCCGCTATTCTATTCTCCTGAGCGACAGCCTGAGCGTGGACGGACTGGCGCAGGATATTGCCGAAACATTCAAGATGTACCAGGCGTACATGAGCGGTTTTGCCGACGTGATGACTGGATCGGGGAACGTCACAATAACCATAGATGGCAAGGCCTATACAGTCCCGGCGCAGAAATCGCTGGCCCAGAAAAACTCCAACGGGGTATTGCCCCTGGCGCAGGGCGGCCTTGAGGCGAATAACGCCTCTGATGCTCGCAACATACTGGAGCTGAGGAAAGGATTCCCAATCGCCGAGGCGAGTGCGTTTAACGACAACAATATTGACACACTGGTAGCCAGGCTCCGGACCAAAAGCCTGGCAACCTTTCAGAACACTAACGTCATGTCAGGTGAGTTCTACGAGATCCCGCAGAGTGCTCCCACACTATGGGTGGCAGCCAATGACACCTGGTTTCTGATGAGCGTTTCTTATTTTACCCGCGCGATACGGGTTATGTCGGGGTATGGCACATCGGGGGTATCAACAACCCGCCTGCTGCTGGACAATCTGACCACGACGGTAGATGGCAACGGGTTTATTAAAAAGGCGTCCCCTATTGCCCGGCTAACAGATAACCCTGCAAAAATGCCTGTCGGTTTTCTGGAGGATTTTACCCTGGGTGGCTGCGCTGCGGTAAATCATGAGGCAGAAGGAGTGATGGCGGAAAAGGTTTCGACAGGGGTTTACAAATTGCACGGATCTCTGGGTTTCCATACTGATGGCTGGACCATCGAGATCCCGCAGGACACCAACGGCAACCGGCTGTGTTTTGTCGAAACCGATGTTGCTGCCGATGGCGTAATTACCGTCTCAGTATTTAAACGGCGGTTTGATATTGATACTGCGATGATCGTTGCTGGCGACCCGATGGATATCCCCGACGGGCGCTGGATAGACCTGCGTCTGGAGATGCCGGAGGATTCTGTTTATAACCAGAAACGGAAGGCTGCCGAGGCAGAAATGGCCGCGGGAAAAGCTGCGCTGGCTGAAAAAGATGCTGAAAGCGTGGATCAAGCAGAGAACCCGAAAAATCAATAGGCCGCACCGTCTTGATCTGGCCCCTCTTTGAAACTACTGTTCATATATACAGTATTTAACAGGGAGGGGCACAGAGTGGCTAAATATTCAGACATCGGGACCGCGTTCAGGGCTGCGGTCAAACGGGAGCCTAACGGCAGGTTGGTTGTAACGTCCGTTGATTTTGTGCGGGAGTTGGGGAAGCTTCATCATGACTGGTCACTGGAGCAGGCGAACCGGCGGATAGCCCGGTACCAGACGTACTTCCGGGACTACACCTCTCACGAGGGTGATGACCGGTGCTATTTCATGATCGGCATGGGGAGGATCATGTAATGGGCTTCCCTTCGCCGGCACAAGACTACGTACAGCGTCCGCTGTGCCTAAACGAGTTATTCAACGTAAACGGTAATACTCTGCTGATTGAAACGTCGAACGGCTGGGCGGTGATAGATAAATCGCGGCGGCCAGCTCAAGGCATAGTGATGCTGGTGAGCGTCGACGGCTATAACCAGTTCGCCAGGTGGATGGGCGATGCGCTGATAACGGAAGACGGCGAAGCGATTGAAGGTGAGGCACTGAACGGCGTGACGGTTATCGGCCCGGTAACGGCGCTGATCAATGCCGCAGATCGGGATGAGGATTGCCCGGTTCCGTAAGATATTTCGACGGGGGTTTTACCCCCATTTTACCCCAACGCTACCCCAGCCAGATTACAGGCATAAAAAAACCAGCCGTAAGAGGCTGGTTCTTCTGGGATTTTTTGGTCGGCACGAGAGGATTTGAACCTCCGACCCCCGACACCCCATGACGGCGATCGGTGCCATATTGGTAGAATTTCTTCCCCAAAACTCTGCGTAACTAACTGATCTAATGGCAATATTTTAGCAACTCAAAACATGAAAAATCAGCCGGATAAAGTAGCTTAACCGACTGATTTTAATAGATTAACTATGGGAATCGGACGTCTGTTTATGGAACAGCTCGCGGAAGACCGGGTAGATATCCTCCTGGTCGCGGATATGCTGCATAGCAAAGTTTTCAAACGTTGCCTGCAGATGCTCATACTCACGCCACAGGGTCTGATGCGCTCGACGGGTGATCTCGATATAGCTGTAGTAGCGCACCACCGGCAATATTTTCTTCGCCAGAATCTCATGACACAGCGGTGAATCATCGGCCCAGTTATCGCCATCCGACGCCTGCGCCGCATAGATATTCCACTGCGCCGGATCGTAGCGCTCCTTAACTACCTCATCCATCAGCTTCAGCGCGCTGGAGACAATCGTCCCGCCGGTCTCCTGAGAGTAGAAGAACTCATGCTCGTCGACCTCCTTCGCCTGCGTGTGGTGGCGGATATAGACCACCTCTACGTTCTTATAGGTTCTGCTCAGGAAGAGATAGAGCAGAATATAAAAACGCTTGGCCATATCCTTAGTGGCCTGGTCCATTGAGCCGGAGACGTCCATCAGGCAAAACATCACCGCCTGACTTGAAGGCTCCGGACGCTTCTCGTAGTTCTTGTAACGCAAATCAAAAGTGTCGATGAACGGGACACGCTCGATCTTAGCCCGCAGCTCAGCAATCTCCTTACGAAGTCGCTCCTCTTCCAGCAGCTGTGCAGGCTCACTCTTCGCAACGGTTGTTAGATCCTCCTCCAGCGCCCGCAGCTCGCGCCGTTTACCCGCCGTCATCGCCGTTCGGCGTGCCAGCGAATTTTGCAGCGAGCGCACGACGCTGATGTTGGCTGGCACCCCGTTGGAGGTATAGCCCGAGCGGTGCGTTTTATACTCGTTAAGCTGCCGATGCTGGTTCTTCTTCAGGTTTGGCAGGGCCAGATCTTCAAACAGCAGGTCAAGGTACTCATCTTTCGAGATCTGAAAGACAAACTCGTCCTGGCCTTCGCCATCCTGGCTTGCCTGACCCTGGCCGCTACCACCGCCACCGCCGCCGCCCTGCGGACGTTCGATACGGTCGTTCTGCACAAAGTGATCGTTGCCAGGATGTACACGGTTGCGTAGGCCACCCCGACCCTGGTGGAACATGGGTTCGCTAATATCTTCTGAAGGAATAGAGACGGACTCGCCGCTCTCTACGTCGGTCACCGAGCGCTTGTTGATCGCCTCGGAGATCGACTGCTTTATTTGCGATTTATAACGGCGCAAGAAACGCTGACGGTTAACCGTGCTCTTGTTTTTGCCGTTAAGACGCCGGTCGATGAACCAGGTCAT